GTATTGCGAAGTAAAAATAAGTTCGTAATAAAACAAATTTCTCAGTAATTACCAGTAGTATAATTATTATACCCTATATTAATTATAATAGTATTAATAATAGTAGTACTAATTATAAATATATTTATTATATATAGAGCATAGTTATTATGCTTTGCTACCTAAATAAGTATACCTATTTTTATTGACTTGGTTAAAAGAGGTGCTAAGATCGTTTTAGGAGGAAGTATGAAAGGAAAACAAACGGTGGTTTATAACAGAGTTTTTGCGCAAGTGCCTCTAGAGCTATTACGCGCTTTATCTGGGTCTGAGTTAAAAGTGGTGTCGTATATGCTATCTCACCAGGAAGATTATTCGCCTTGTACATCCGAAATAGTTGAAAAGACAGGGTTAACTAAATTAAGTGTATATTCCTCTATAGCACTTTTAATTAAACGACGGGTCATTAAACACACGGAATCACGTGGTTTTGGACTCAGAAAACAAAGGATCTACGGCTTTTGCCACCCAGATGAATGGGATCTTTCCAGAATGCTAAGAACCAAGCCAAGACGGGCTTCTCGGACAGCGACCCCGCCTACCCCCGTATTAGTAGGGGAGCTGGATGAGAAGGTAATGCAGGCGGCTAAGGAACGATTTGCTATGTCAAACGAAGAAAAGATTGCAGCCTACAGAGCGCGAAAAGCGGCAAAGGGTGCAGAGGGGTTATAAAGGCAATGGCACACCCCTTTTTACCCCCGAAAGTGGAAAAATTAAGTATGTGTAATTATTGTATATCGCAAAAACGAAGTCGGTCTAAAATCGATTATTTTGGAAAGGTTGAGGGGTAGGTATGGACCAGTGGATAAATAACGGCCAATTCATCGAATTCTATCCATGCATCACCTTGCCAAGTTTAGATGCTTTTGATAGATCCGTAGAGGAGCTGTCGCTATCCGGTTCTGGGGGTGAGATCTGGGTTGGTAATCCGGTTGCTAGATCTAAAGGGGAGGCAGTTAGATATAAGGCTGTTTGCTTTGAACGAGACGGCAGCGAGTCATTGCACGAGTTTGGAGCTGAAGATCTAGCGGAGTGGGTAAAGAGGCTTAAAATTAGCCGAGATCGAAATGAGCAGATAAAGTACGCTAATGCATTTGGGAAGCATTTGTTATGAAATTGCGCAAAATCTATAATCAAGATAAATATATCGAAGTAGACGATCAAATTGTCAGGTGGAGGAAAAAACGTAAGCTTTCCACCATGATGCCTCATGTAAAGAAAATGAAAGAGGCTAGGCGTAAGAAGGCCGAAGAAGAGCGCAATAAGCCTAAGATTGTGAATATATTCAAGTTTGAGAAATACTAATGAAAATTAATCTCGTAGATTGCCTGCCTTCTCCTCCAGATGGGTCGCCTAAAAGGCTCCTTCCCAAACAACAACAGTTTTTTGACTGCGTGGTTAATCCTTCTGGCCCTAAGTATGTTCTTTATGCCGGTGGAGTAGGTAGCGCTAAGACCACTATCGGGTGTCTTACCACTCTTTCCCTGGCCGTATTATATCCGGGCGACTACTTAGTGTGTAGGCTATTTAACCCAGAGCTTAAGATTACTACCATGAAGACCTTTAGGGATATTTGCCCTAAAGAGCTTATAGTGGAAGATAGGGTTGCGGATCAGATTATACGCATCAGGTCTTCTAACGGTAAGGTAAGTAATGTAATTTTTCGCGGTATCGACGAACCAGATAAACTAAGATCATTGAATCTGAATGCGGCCTACATCGATGAAAGCTCCCAAGTAAGCCAGGAAGCATTTTTACTATTGCAAAGCCGGTTGAGAGGCGCACATGTACGTAAAATCTACATGACCACGAACCCAGCTGGGCACGATTGGCAGTATCAGCTATTTGTAAAACAGGATGGATTGAGCCTTGAAGCTAGAAAGGCCTTTAGACTCATTAAAGCGCCCTCTACTGAGAATGTTTTCCTCCCTGAGGGGTACGTCCAGTCTATGCTAGATTCCTATTCTAAAGACCGTATAGAGCGGGAAATCTACGCTTCCTTCGATTCTTTCTCAGGTCAGATATATCACGAGTTTAGACGGGACGTGCATGTAATTAAGCCGTTTAAAATTCCAGATGAGTGGCCTAGGTTTTGCGGATTGGATCACGGATTTCGGAACCCTACAGCGGTATTATGGGGCGCAATGGACTATGACGGAACTGTTTATATTTACCGAGAGTTTTATGAGCGTGAGTGGATTATTGAAGAGATTTGTAAAGGCAATAAAAAACAAGGGAAAAAGGGAATAATAGCTCTAAACGGTAAGGATAAGATTCAAGGTATTTGGATCGACCCATCTACACGCGCCAATCGAGGTAAAGACTCGGATTTTCAAACTTATTTGGATCATCTTCCAAAAGAATGGGCGCTTATTCCAGCCAATAACGAGGTTGAAGCCGGGATTGACAGAGTTAAACAATATTTAAAAATTAACGACCGCACTGGAAAGCCGTCCGTTTATATTTTTGATACATGTTCAAATTTAATTGAAGAAATGACTCAGTATCGATACGAAGAATTGCAACCCGGACAAGAAATGAACAAGAACTTGAAGGAAACTCCCGTAAAGAAAAATGATCACGCCTGTTTTGTAGGAGATACAAAGATAAGCACCGTAGTTGGTTTTAAATATATCAAAGATATCCGTGTTGGAGATACGATATTAACTTCGTTGGGGCCAAAAAAAGTGCTGGCATCTCGTTGTGTTGGAGTTAAACCCGTATGGGAATATGTTTTTACCAATGGAGCAAGATTAATTAGTACCCCAGATCATCCGGTTTTAACCTTAGAGGGAAAAAGAGTTAATATTCACGACTTGACTCTTAACGATACTGCTGTTAATGTTTCCTCATGGTTCAAATTATCGAGTTTAACGGGATTTTATTTAGGAAAGTTGGTAGATACTACCGCGCAAATGGAACACATTGCCAAAAAGGCGTTGAATCTCTGCATAGAGAGGTTTGGAAAGCCGCTAACGGGGCTATTCCATCAGGACACCATATTCACCACAAAAACGGTAATACCGACAACAATGACTTATCAAACTTGGAATGCATTCTGGGATTCAAACACCTATCAGAACATGCTCAAAGAGCAGATTCTTGGTCAAAATCCGAAAAAGGAAAGCAGCATTTGGCAAGCATCCGTCCCCTTACACTTGAATGGCATCGATCCCAAGAAGGGCGTGAATGGCATAGGAAACACTCTAAGCAAGTGGCTGAGAAAAGGGCAAAAATACCTAAAGTTACTAAGCTCTGCTTGGTTTGCAATAAAGAATACCGCGTTAAACCAGAGTTTTCACGACGGTCTAAATTCTTCCACCCTAACTGTAAAGCAAAAGCGCTTCATAGGAGAAGAAAAGGTTTACAACTTAGCGATTGCAGGTGTTTCTGAATATTATGCAGAGGGAATATTAGTCTCTAATTGCGACAGTTTTAGATACATGATTATGTCTCGACCAGAAGCTCCTAAGCCTGAGGATAAATTGAAGAAACAGCTAGAACAGGACAATTTAACTGGAGCAATAATGCGCGAAATGCAAGAGCTCCGTAAGCCCAAATCTAAAGACCCTTTTGGGGATTATTAATCTGACTAATTTGGAATCTGACTCCGGAATAGTCGCGACTAATTCGGACTACATCCCGAAATAGTCACGACCATCTTGCAGTATGCTACAATTTGGTCAGGTATAATTTAGAGTTATACTGAGTTTAGGGTAGTTTACCCTAGTTTAGTATAGTTTATTAAGAAATGCTATAATTAACGATTGCTTTACTAAGCCGCAATGTAAGTAAAATAGACACCGCTCCAATTTACTATTAAATAAATTAGCTACGGGCATTTATGTGCAAGTAAATACACATAAAAATCTAAAGGCCTGTATAATTGTCCCCAATAGACCGGATAGTATATAGGGGGACATATGAAATTATCCCTAATAACAAAGAAAGCGGTCGTGGGATAAAGCCGAGCAAAACTCAGCTCCCCACGCCCCCTTTCAGTCGCAAGGTGGACTTAAACACCAAGCAAGGAGAATAAAATGGCACTTTCCCAATCCAATGCTTCAAATGAAGGCCGATCATTTTCAGTAGGACCTATTAAAGCACAATTGATCGACATCACTGTCGCTTCTGGCGATACTTCAGGTTCTGTAACCTGCGACCGTCTTGCTCGCGTTGACTGGTGCATTGTTTCAGGCTTAACACTTACCGCCGCCCCTACTTTCGCTGATAACATTATTACTCTAGCTTTTGTTAATCCAGCCGCTACCCGCATGGGACAGGTAATTGCTCTCGGCCGATAAATTTAAAAATGAAGCTGTTTAAATGCAGAGTATGTGAGGAAAAGGACCGTCGGATTGTCGATCTTAAGTCTCAATTAGACGATCTGCGCCGATTGGTCCTACCTCCTAATCACTCTGCTGGCTTCATTCACCCCATTTCTGTTGAAGCCGATGCGATTTTATCTGGACAACAAGAGCCTATTACGTTGTCTCCAGAACAAGAAAAAGAATTCGATGAATTGCAGCGCGAAGCTGACGCCATCTTAGCTGGGAACTATTAATGTCAGATCCAACGATCTCCAAAAATGCCAGTGGCAATAATTTAGATATATCCGCCATTGACGATAATGATCACGACCAACTCGCTGCGTGTATTGAGGGGTTTTATAAACAAGACTCTACAGTAAAAACGCGACTGTCATACGGTTGGTCCCGCAATCACATGATGCTTGACGGCGATCAGTGGATCGTATGGGATGGCCAAGCGGAGACCGGTGGAATTTGGCGGAGACTCTCTGTTTCAAAAGGAAACGAGTACATCCCACGACCAGTCACGAATTACCTGTTCGATGACTATCAGACACTAAAATCATATCTAATTAAAAATAAACCACGTTCTTCTGTTCGTCCCAATTCTAGACGCTACAAAGATAAAAAAGGCGCCGCTATTGCTGAGTTGATACTAGAATGTAATTATGAGGCTCTTCAAGAGCAAAATAATTATGAGTATGCCGCATCATGTCTTCTTGTTTATGGTACGGTATTTAAGAAAGATTACTGGGATCCATCTACGATTACGATGGCCCACATTCCTAAAATGGAACAACTTCCGGACGGCGGTCAGCAACAAGCTGTTGACCCCCTAACCGGAGAACCACAATACGAGGACATCCCGTTAGGCGATGTTAATACCGATGTTGTCGAGCCTTATCGCATTTGTCTTGATCCGCAAGCTACTGACCTACATAAAGCAAAATGGATCATGGAATATTCTATCCAAACTCTCGATTGGATCAAAGAGACCTACGGAAAAGAAGGCGACGGCTATACAGGCAAAGTAGAAGAGGTTAAAGAAGAGAGGAATCTTACGGGATCTCTCCACCGCTTCTATCGTCTGAAGAATTCAAGCGGCATGAAAGGTTGGCCAACAGCCGAACTTGGTTCTTCGTCAGGCGGAGAAGAAAATTCTCTCACCAATTCAGCCGTCGTCAAAGAATACTACGAGCGACCATCTCTTAAGCACCCAAGAGGGCGTATGGTGGTTGTAGCAGCTAGTAAGGTTCTTTATGCCGGTGAGTCCCCTTATTCAGGAACAGAGTTAGGAGATTGGCACCCATATAGCGAGTGCCGCTGGGAATTAGTTCCAGGTAGATTCTGGGGTAAATCGCCTCTTGATGCCTTAACTGAGATTCAAAAACAAATTAATAGTATTGATGCCACAGTAATTTTGGCTCGAAAAACAATGGCCGTTCCACAACGACTTATTCCAGCAGGAAGCGGCGTTGCTCCAGGACAATGGACAGGCCGTCCTGGACAGGAAATTGTATATCGTACGTCAGACGGCGCTAAACCGGAGACTATCCCTGCAGCTGGTGTAGATATCACCGTCTTTGAAGAAAGAAAACAACGTCGTGAGGATATGAAGGCTATTAGCGGAGCCATAGATATTCTTAAGGGCGATCGACCACCCGGCGTTACAGCTGCTTCAGCCCTCAACCTACTGTATGAAGTAGGAACTGGTAAATTATTTCCAATTATGGATCGTTGGAAGAAGTTTATCGAGAATTCTCAGAAAAAACAGTTGAAGATTATCGCAAATAAGTATAAAGAGCCCCGCCCCGCCTTTATTGCCCGTCTTAAAGCTAAGAGCGACGATATTTTTTGTGGCTGGGACCTTGACAAGTTTATCGGATCTGATTTATACGATAATTGCAATGTTATTGTTGAAGCCGGCAGTAACATTCCTAAATTACAGGCCGCTAAACAAGCGCAGTTGATGGAAGCCGCTCAAGTAGGCGTGTTAGCATTAGACCAACCTGAGAATCGTGCCGAATTTAATCGCCAAATGGGTATTACTGGATTTGATTATGACATTAATCCAGATAAAGAGCGCGCTGAATGGGAAAACGATCTTCTAGAAGACTCACTGTTATCCCCCGATAATCAACCCATAGTTTTAGTGTTTGATGACCACGCTGTTCACAAGCAAGTATTAGAACGCCGAATGAAGGAACCATCCTTTTTAGAATTGCCGCATCAAGTGCAGCAAGCATTTTTAATGCACCATCAACAACATGAGCAAATGGAACAAATGGCGCAGCAACAGCAGATGCTAGAAACTATGGTTACTGGTCAGCCGCCACAACAGACGCCTTCTGGCTCTAATCCTAAACCGATTGAAGGTCAAGGAAAAGGTGTTTCACAAAAGATGGCAGATAGTTTGCGCCAAGATCTAAAGATTCCCGGAGAGGGCGGCAATGGCTAAGACGAAGGTCTATTGTGGATTTCCTACTGTAGGAACCGTAGTTGATTCACAAAACTACATGCTTAGGGAACTGCAAAAACGATATGCCGATGATATTGAATTTGTTTTTCCAGAAAAACTAGTTCAACGTATTTTTCACGACTTCGCTCGAAATGGCGTAGTTGAAGAATTTTTAGCGTCCGACTGTGATATTCTTTGGATGCTTGATAGTGATGTAGTGCCACAAAGACACGTTTTAGATCTAGTCACTCTTCACCAGGATAAATGGGAAGTGGCTGGCGCTCCCTACCCTATTTTTATCGCTCAACCCGGAGAGGATAATCGCCAAATCCTTTTTACGGCTTATGCTGGCTCAAATGGCGTTGGTTTAGCTCCTGTTGGGCGTATACCATACGAAGGAACGGATTTTGTAGACGGTCTTGCTACTGGATGTGTCTTTTTAAAGCGATCGGTATTCGCTAAGCTAGACAGACCTTATTTTGAACATAAGTATAGCCCAGATGATCGACGATTGATTGAAGGCGAGGATCTTGGTTTCTGTTTAAAATTACAGAAGCTCGGAATTAAATTTTTTACAGATTATAGCATGGTGTGTAAGCATGTTAAGTCTCTTTGTTTATTGGAGATGAATAATTATGCTATCGAGTACGCCAACAAGGCAGTCCTTTCATATGACCGGGATATTAAGAATAAAGTTGAGGCTGCGGTTCGGGCAGCGTTTCAGGCAGGTAAAGACGCAGGTCGTAAAGAAAGTCAAAGAACACCGGAAACTGGCGCGCGCGTAAGCAAAGGTGGCCTAATACTACCATAAAGTTTTTAGGATGCAACGGGGCTCATCCTCCCACCCGGATTACCGATGAACTGTCGATCTAGGTAATGTTAGGGAATAAGGAAATCGACCCGCTAAGCCAGCGGCCCCTCGTCCGGGTCAATAGACGTAAAGAGGCCAAATATGGAAGAACAGGAAATCGAACAAACAGTAGACGTAACGTCCGAGGAGTCCTCGTCTGCGGCTCCCGAAACACCTGTACAGGAGGAGGCAGCACCTTCGAAAGAAGCTACTGCCACGGAATCAAAACAACAAAGCTCGGAAGACAACGTTCCTTTTCATAAACACCCAAGATGGGTGGAAAGGGATCAAGAGCTTAAGGCAGAAAGATCAGCTCGGGAAGAGCTAGGTCGTCAATATGCTCAGCTTGAGAAGAGATTACAAGAGTTATCTCAGCCCAAGACCCAATCTCAGGAAAAGGATGCCCTGATTGAGCGTTTGAAAGGCATTGACCCTGAATTCGGTGAGAGAATGGAGCGTTTAAACTCTGTTATGCCCACCGTAGAGAAGTTGCAGCAACAACTGCAGCAGATGGAGCAACAGGCTTTTGTTAATAACGCTGTAGCAAAGATTAATTCTTTACATACAGAAAAAAACGTAAGCCCGTCTCTTCAGGCGAAGTATAACGCAGAAATGGATTTAGCATATCGTACTGGTAAAATCAAGAGTGAATCTGATATTACAAAGTACTATAATGAAATCCACGATAGTTATTCAAAGCTTCTTGAAGATATTAAACGATCTGAACGCGCATCTTACACACAGTCTAAAAAATCAGACGCTAAAACGCCCCCTTCGTCTAAGGGCAAGACTGTAAGTCCAGGAAAGGACTTTGAGTTCTCAAAAGATCCGTTCGAAGCCAGACAGCAATTAGTCAAACGAGCATTACAACTATCGAAAGCAGAAAGCGATCTTTAGTTTAATAAGGAAATAACATGGGTGCAAGTCTATCAGCCTCCGTTGGCGCTCTAAAGAGAGTTTACGGAGAATATGAAAAGCAGCAGAATCTCAAAGCCCGTGCTATGGATGAACTTCGCAAGTCACTTGCTAAGTATAATCCAGGCGGAGCTGGGTATTATGGTGCTATTAATGAATATGGTAACGAATCTGTAGGTGCTATTAATGAAACGGAACAATTCCGTACCATTGATAACGAATCCTATCAGCAATTCGTTGTATCGCCTAAAGTATTGGTTGCTCCAATCGAGTTCTCAGGACTTATTGCAGAAGCAGCTAATTCTGATGAAGAAGCTTTTATCAACGTAGTTGTTGAAGAGCTCGACATGGCAAAACAACGTCTATTGAAAGATGAGAACAGACAGTTCTATGGTCTTGGAAACGGTCTTCTTTGCTCACCAGCTCAGAACAGTGCTTCCAACCTCACGTCTTTTACAGTAGACAGCGCACAATATCTTCGTGCAAATATGGTCATTGATATTTTTAATGGCGCAACGAAGACTGTTGATTCTATCCGCATCTCCGATGTCGATAAAGTGAACAATGTTGTGTTTTTCTCAACTTCAATCGGCGCAGCTTTGATTACTACTGATGCTCTCGTAAAAGAGAATGTCAGAGACAGTGCTGCTTCCGACGGTAAAGAAATGATGGGATTACGAGGAATCGTTGACGATTCTACTGATCTCACCACTTTCGAAAGCTTGGATGCTTCTTCAAAAAGAATTTGGAGAGCACGAAGAATCAGCGCATCTAGTGCTAACCTCACTTCCGATCTATTACAACGTTTAATTGACGATGTTATGGTATTGGGCGGTGAAGAGCCAGATAAGTTGATCATTCATCCTCGCCAAGCCCGCAAATATCTTGATATCGTTGTTCCTCAGAAACGATACAATGATACGCAGGCTGCTGACAGTGGCTTTACCAAGCTCTCTTTCAATGGAAAAGAGCTGTGGAAAGACATCGACTGTCAAGCTGACGTTGTCTATGCTCTTACTCTTAAGCACATCCAAAAATATGAGCTTAAGGCTATGGAAATGGGCCGTCACGACGGTAGCGATGAGTTCCTCCGTGCTTCGAACTTCGACAAGTTCCAAGCTTACTGGAGACACTATTGCAACATCGGTACTGGAAAACGAAATGCTCACGGCAAGATCGTTTCTCTAGCAGTGCCAACAGGCGTAAGCTGATCTGAGTAGCTAACTGACTAGCTAACTGACTAGCTAAGGCGGCGGGGCAGCGCCTTTAAATATCTGCCCCACTTTTATATTATGAAAATTAAAGAAATTTTAAACGGTGCAGCAAAATTAGCAGACGAGGGTGAAAAAAAGCGCGTCGCTAAAATTAAAGCTAAAAAAGAATCCAAGGCTCACGAAGAAGCCGAATCTGCTGAATTTGAAGCAGGTGAACAAGAAGGAATGAAAGAAGCTAAAGAAGGATCTGAACAGCCTCATAAAGCTCCGAAGAAAAAATAGGCAAATTTCATGCCAATAACTAAAAACGGCAACGGCCAAATAGTTTATTCTGAAAAAACAGATCGTTGGGATAGCGATGTTACAGGGGTGTTTGCTGAAAGTGACTTTGCGGTGGCCGATGACGTTCAGCCACTTAAACAAGTTAAGTTTAACGTATCCCCAGTATCAACCACGCCTGCCACAGTAACTCTTGAAGTCGACATTGATACAGATCAAACTATAAATCTATCCACAATTGCGGCAGCAGGCAACTCATTTGGAATTATACAACCGGACAGCGGAACAGCCCCCACCGCCGATCAACCAAATGACACCCTTACTCTAACTTCATCCGATAGTTCTATTCAAGTAATTGGAGATAGCTCAACTGATTCCATTAACCTCAAACTAGGTACAACGACTAGAGTAGTTGATCTTGTTTTTATTGTAGATGGTGGTGGAAGTGCCATTACTACAGGCATTAAAGGGGACGTAGCCCTTGATTTTGCAGGCACTATCCAACAAGTCACTCTATTAGCTGATCAAAGTGGATCGATTGTGTGGGATATTTGGAAAGACACGTATGCTAACTACCCTCCAACTGGAGCAGATTCAATCACCGCCTCTGCAAAACCCACAATCAGCGCAACCACTAAAGCAAAAGACTCAACCTTAACAGGTTGGACCACCTCTATATCCGCAGGCGATACGCTTAGATTTAATATTGATTCAGTTTCCACTATACAAAAGTGTACATTGGTGTTAAAAATAAGTAGAACTTAGTATGATATACAACGGTATTGAATATAGTATTTCAGAAAAATACTCCAATAAGGTCTGGCCAAACAGAGATCTAACATCCTGCGTAGATATGAAAGGGTGCGTAATTTACGCATCTTCGTTTTATAATGAAAAGCCTAATTCAACAGTACTGCCGTCGGATTTATCAGGCACGACTTTTATTAAGTGTCAATTAAATAATGTTATAGTTCCTAATGGAGTTACATTAATAGATTGTGACACCCGAAAATTTCAGGTTCAGAACGATGGTTTTGATTGGTGGTTAGATAACGACGGCAACCCAATGGAGAGGATTGGCTAATGGCTCTAGGCGCCTCTACTGTATGGTCTTGTAATGCATCCGCTACTGCTGGCAATGTTAATGGCGGTGGATTTAATACTGCTAACGCCAATATGCTTACAGATCTCACCACCGACTCAAATACAGCCAACACAAATTCTCCTGTTGTATCTTCTGCAACATATAATTTTGTGGCGGGAGATGTCGGTGCTTATGTTTATATTAAATCTGGGACTAACTGGACGCCCGGGTTTTATCTAATAGCATCAGTAGCATCAAATAAGGCCACACTCTCTGCAGCGATCGGAGAGGCTAGCCAGTATTCATCTACATATAACAGATACATTCCGAATACAGTCGCGGGATGTGCGACAGTTGGAACACCTACGAGCGGGACATTTGGTGTAGATTATTCTCCACTTACAACAGCGAAGATTAGTGCTGTTGCTGACTTCAACGCTGTTGGAGCATCTACCACCCTTACATCAGCTACAGCCGGGTTTACACCAGTTATGGTGGGAAATATTTTTCATCAAACGACTACAGGAACCGGTGGATTTGGAATTGTAGGTTGGTATGAGATTGTATCATATACCAATGCAACAACTGTTGTTTTAGATCGAACACCCAATACAGGGACTGCGTCTGTAAATACAACCGGATATGTGGGTGGAGCGATGTCATTCAACTCCACATTAGACGATGACTTTCTTGAAGCCGTTATAGGTGGAAACTTCATTTTTTACAAAAATGGATCCTATACAGTAGGAGAGGCAATTTCGGTCGCATCTACTAGCTCCACTATAACAGCTCCTATTATAGTGATTGGGTATAACACAGTAAGAGGGGATAATCCGACACCGTTTGGTACGTCGTCGTCAGCCCCTACGATCTCTGCTGGAACGAACACTTTTACTGTAGGTCAGTTTTGGCAATTAGAGTTTATTATCGTTACCGCCACAGCCAGTACTTCACTGACGATAGGTACACAGTCTGTACTGCGCTTTTGTAAACTTATAAATACCTCAACAACTGCAGGTAGATCGGCATTAACTGTTGGGGCATCTACGTTAATCTATGGATGTGAGTTTGTTTCACAATTTGGGGTTGGTATAAGTGTTGCAGCGAATGATGTCCAAATACATGGATGTTATATTCACGATTGTTCCACTGGATTATCATCTATATCAACAAGGCACAGATTTAATCATAATTTAATCACCACATGCAGAACAGCGGGATTTAGTTTAACATCCGGTACCCCAATACTAGCTAATAATACCATATATGGTTATAATACGCAGCGAGGTACGGGTGTAAGTATAACGGCATTGCAAGTGCATATGCTAAACAATATTGTAGCTAACTGTACAACAGGGGTATCGAACTCAGTCCTTAGTCCGAGTGGGCTCTCTAATTACAACGTTTATTACAATAATACTACCGCCGCATCCAGCTATGTTTTAGGGACCGCTGATATAGTCGGAACAAACCCAAATTTTGTAAGTATTTCAGAGTTAACGGGATCTACCGCAACTACTTCTGGATCCGTATTAACCCAGTCTGGCGGGGACTTTTCTACAGTGACTGATAATGTGGATTATCTACAAATTCACAGCGGCACTGGGGTTACAGTAGGAAGCTATTTAATTACTGCACACACTTCTACAACAGTAACATTAAATGTTGCTCCGGGCACTAACGCCACCGCAGATAAGGTTTGGACTATACAAATCGGAAAAAATTTCGGAATAGGAACCGCAGTTAGAGCTACGGCCTATCCAGGCACATTCGATGGAACAGCTACAATAGGGTACTTAGATCCAGGCGCTGTTCAAAGGAAAGAGCCGTCGGCCATTAAACGAGTCGGACATAGTGGAGGACTTATTGCATGAGTTATTACGGTGATTTCGCAGCTGGGGACATAATTGATCTAAAATTTACCAGCAGAGACTCAACAGGAATACCCTATACTTTAGCAGGGAGCCCCGCTGTTGCGGTTTATAAAAGTAATAGTACAACTGAATCAACAGCAGGCGTTACGCTAACCGTAGATTTTGATTCTAGGACCGGATTAAACCACGTCCGTATCGATACAACGGCGGATGGATCATTTTACGCAGATGGCTCTCAATTTATGGTTGTAGTAACCGCTGGAACGGTTAATGGCGTGTCCGTAGTAGGTGAGGCCGTGGGTCGACTAACTTTACGGTCTCAAGCATCCCTATACCCCACAACAGCCGGTCGAAAACTAGACGTATCCGCAGGTGGAGAAGCGGGATTAGATTGGGCCAATATAGGATCTCCTACCACAACAAACAATTTGAGCGGGACCTCTACTAAAGCTGTTGAGCCAACAGTGGCTGGTCGAACTCTCGACATCTCTACAGGAGGTGAGGCTGGACTCGACTGGGCTAATATCGGATCTCCTACAACAACGGTCAATCTAAGTGGTACTTCTACAAAAGCGGTAGAACCTACAGTAGCAGGACGTACATTAGATGTATCTACAGGCGGAGAAGCAGGATTGGATTGGGCTAATATCGGGTCGCCTACCACAACCGTGAACCTGAGCGGCACTACCGTAGGTGTTGTAACCAGCGCATCTATCGCCGCAGGTCAGCTCTTTGTTAAAAAGAATTCTGCTCTAACAAATTTTGAATTCTTAATGACGGACTCAACAAATCACGCTCCAGTAACGGGTAAAACCGTATCTGGAACGATCTCAAAAGACGGCGGAGCATTCGCTGCTTTAACAAATTCAGTAGCAGAAGTTGGAAACGGTATTTATAAAATTGATCTAACTTCAGGTGAAACTAACGCAACGATGTTTACTCTTCGATTTACTGCAACAGGTTCTGATGATGCCTTGATTTCAATCATCACGCAGGCATAATATGATATTTCGTTGGCCAACTCCAGGCCTTTTGCAAAAACGGGTATATTTTGGTTTAGGTGGCGTATTTGTTTGGCGTAGGCCTTTTACAGCCGCAGTAACCACACAAGAAAGAGTGTATTCTTTCTTAATAGGATAATTATGGCAGATGTATACGTGTTATTTACAGACACCAACGCTCGAATAATAAAGAGCTCTGAAAGCCTAGACGAGCTTAAAAAATTAGGGACTGTATTAGTTAATCCTAATATGAATACCGTTAAAGGAATCCCTCCTCATCACTGGAAAATTAGCGACATGGGTCATGTGGTGCCAATGACTGAGGAAGAAAAAAATGAGCGAGATCTTAAGTTGGCTTTAGTAGAAACCAAACCGCACCGACAGGCCTTACACGTCCATCGACCAGTTATTAAAGAGATTCCAGTTGAGATTGAAGTAAGGGTGCCACAGATTCGAGAAATTCCCTTGGATATACAAATTCCAGTACTAGGTGAATTAAAGAGAAGCCCGGTAGAAATTATTAAAAGTCTTATTCTTTTGGCCGCTGGAATAATTATTGGACATATACTGAGATAATATGTGGATTAAGGATCCAAAATCAGGAGAGCCTAGTGTAACACTTACGGCATTTTCTTTGGGATTTGCGGTGTCGTTACTTAAGATGTTGGGAAGCGGAATTCAAGTTGGCCCAGTAACTCTTAGTCAGTTCGGTGGCGGCGATTTTGCCGCCGCAGTTGGAGCAGTCGGCGCCATCTATTGGGCACGACGTAATGCAGGGAATACGGATGATAAAAGTGGGCCCAACGGGTAAAACCGTTAAAGGACATGTTCTCGATGTTTCCTATAAGCCTTTTGTACAGACATTGAAGGCTTATGACCCATATTTGTATGTTACTTGGAATTCTCAAAAGCTTAAGGGCTGGGGTTGTTACGAAATTAGGCGGGCACCTGAAGTGAACAGCGTTGCTGAAATCTATGAGCTTAAAGACTGTACAGTTGTGAGATTAGAGCCCTGTGAAGTAAATATTGTCAATCACGTACTTGATTGCGCGTTTTTAAACTATGATCAGTTACGACGTATTAAGGATATGGATGTTTGGAAATTAGGGCCAACTAAAGAACGCGCGGCCCAATCCTTTTTAAACAATATTGACTATAAAGAAGATAAGGCAGCTAAAATTGGAATGGAAAAAGCTAGGTCAGCCGCTCGATACGCCACAAAACATTTTAAGAGAGAGCTATCCAATTTAAAAGAGGAAGTTCGCTCTGGATGGAATCCACATAATATCGGCAGTATGTGGAACCAAGTAGATGAAGCCGAATAAGTCCTATTCCTTGCTAATGGGGAATAGGCGTAACTAGCCTAAGGAGGCGCAACATGGCACTTTGTTATAACACTACAGATGAAGAGCAATCAATTAAGATTTTCGGTAATTGGTATGCTTTTAAACCAGGACAAATCCGTAATTTGAACGACAATGTCGCTCATTTTATTGAGACAGATAGAAAAGAGACTGGAATTGTCACTTTGCCTGAGCAATTTGATGATTCTGAGTATAAAGCATCTTCGGAAGGCATGGCAGAACTCGCTGCTCGCCGTCAAAGCGGTTTAAAACACTACTTAGACTTTCATCGCAAGATTGTGTACAACAACCAAGTAAGTTTACGACAGGATCTTGAAAGATCAAATATTCATGCAGATCCCGCTGTCTTCGCTTCTGCTGGCGAAATGAAATCTATGGAGATTCTCGCTAAGTATAAAGCTAAAGAGAAGGATGAAGAACAACTTCGTATTGAGCGCGTAAAAGAGCTCATGAAGGAAGCTGAAGGAAAATAAATGGCAACGTTAAGTGCCCCTACATTAGGCAAGCTCATCACCAATGTACGTAACTATCTAAATCAACCAGATCCGTCTAATTCTTTTTGGACAGATCAGGAATTGACCGAGTACGCCAATGAAGGCATTAGAACCTATTTCGCTGAAGTAATTTCTAATGTCGAGGGGCACTTTACGACCGCCAGTGATTTAAACATTGTCTCCGGAACAGAAACTGTAGCACTTCCTACAGACTGTTTCGAAGTGAGGGCCTTGTATAAAAAGGTTAATAACGGGTTTGAAATACTCCCTTATTCGAATGATTTAACGTTGGGATATTCGACCCAGGGCGGAGCCTCAACTGAGCTCTATCGACCTTTGTATTTCTTCCGAGATAACAACCTTGTGCTCCGACCCACCCCTCAATTTAGCGAAACAGCCGGACTTAGGATAGAGTATATTCGTTTCCCAGACACGCTGGTAAACGGAGGAGATTCTCTGTCTACTCAGATTAGTCCAGTATTTAAACAGTTAATTGAAATGTACATGGTTTATAAGGCTAAAGTAAAAGAAAGCCTTGTTAATGGTGTAAATACTGTCACGTTTGCTCAGGACCAACTTGGCAAGATTTATACGCTATTTAAAGAAGCGATCGTCAATAGATCGAAATATCCTCGGTATACTGTTCCGTATAATCCCGAAGGAATTTAAGGAGAGATAGGTTATGATGGGAGAAGTATTAACTAGTAGCGGGGCTTTGGCAGCAAGTGCTGTGGTTCTCGCACAACAAGGCGGCATTATGAGCGTTATTGCAACAGCAGACGGCACTAATGCAGCAACCGTTCACGTATGGGATAGCGAAAATTCTACAACTTCTGGGAAAACGAAGTTAGCGACCGTTATCGTAGATGCAGGATTGGTTTATGAGCAGATGTCTGCAAACAGGCTTATTAAAGCCAATCGCGGCATTTACGTAGAGATTTCAGGCACAGGCGCTGGCGCAATTATCCATTATCAGCCTTTATAATTCATGAAAGAACAAGGTCAATTCAAGCAAGCCGACTTCTTTGAAAACGTAGGGGGACTCAACTTACGAGATACCCCTTTTCGTGTTAAAGACAGCCAAGCAACTGGCGGGCTTAACTATGACTATCTCCAAACTGGAGGTATTCGTAAGCGATTTGGCCATAGCAAGATAAACAGCTCGGCCGATACTCAAACCACCTCTTTGGGTTTAGCGCTGTATAATAGCGCCACTAGCTCGAAGTTCTTAGTAAGGGCAGCTGGGACTAAATTACAGAATTTAGATATTGCGACCCCAGCATTTACCAATTTATCTGAAGATACAACAACAGCGGGGACTAATTTTCTCTCCGGGTCCTCGAGTCAACCGGTTGTGTTTAGTCAGTTTAATACGGCAAATGCTAATATCCTCTGGAACGTCGGTGGCGGGATGTCTGCTATTTATGGCGTATATTCTTCCAGTAAAGTGACTCAAAATGGCGTTGTAGCTCCTACTACCTCGTCTTTTACAGCTACAGCAGGGGCCGGAAGCAGCTCCCTTTCAACAGGAACCTACCGTTATACCTTGGTATACCGCAAAACATCGACTGTAGCCAACTCTAACGCTTCGACCTCGACCGAAGCTTCCGTGTCTGTAACTGCGGGTCAGAATGTAACTCTTGCGTGGACATTATCTAACAATGATACGACCAAATTCGATCAGATTTGGGTTTATAGAAGCGCCCTTAATGGATCAGCGGCCTTTACGACCGGAGACCTCGTTACACAACTATCATCTTCCGCCACCGGATATACGGATACAGGAACCTCTACCCTAAGTTCTCAAAACGTCCCTCGTGCCGGTAGCACCATTCTAGATAACTCTCCCCCAACATCAGGAACTCCTACTACACTCACTACGTGGAAGCGTCGATTGGTTACGGCGATTGGGTCAACAATTTATTTATCCGATTTAAATAAACCAGAGAGTTGGCCCACAGTTAATACAATTACTGTACCATCCGGTGGGAATATTACTGGCTTAGCAGTAGTCGGATTTAGCACAATCAACACTAATAATGAATATTTAGCTATTTTTAAAGAGCGGGAGCTATGGATTCTAAGTGGTGATAGCATTTCCGATTGGTCCCTTGACTTCGTGGATGCGGTTGGATGCGCGAATCAGTCTTTAATTGTGTCAGCCAACGGTTTCTTAGCATTTATTGACTATCGTGGAATCTATCTTTGGGACGGAAGTAACAAACCGATCTACTCTAGCGGTCCTATTGAAACACTGTTTGGGCCTCAAGGAGACATAGATAAACAATACCTGGCTCGCGGTGTTGGCACCTTCAGCAGAAAACAGAATCAAATAATTTGGGCAGTTCCTCATATAACGTACGGTATTAATAAATTTCAGATAAAATTAGATTTACGTTTAACTCTCCCCTCTGTAGAAACAAGTCTTTATGGTCGTAATTTAGACGGCGTGTTTTCTTTAGACTCCACTTCATTTTCTGTTTACGCAATGTTGTCTTATCTCCCGTCATCAACGTTTTTAGAAAAAATTCTGTTGGGTGATAGCAGCGGGTATGTATATGATGCGTATTCTACCCACTCGGATGCCTCGTCTGCCTTTAGTTTTCAGTATTTATCCCGTTTTATGGATATGGGTGATCCCAATGTTTCAAAACGATTCCATAAAGTGATTGTTTGGGTTGAAGAAGTGGGGGATTGGAAATTATATCTCGATTATTGGAGTGGGTATAGGTCCGATTTAGGGTCAAATAATACACTAGCTCAGCAAATGTCCACGTCACAAAGCAACGCTACTGCTTTATGGGATATTGCGGCTTGGGATAGCGCTTATTGGGATGCATATCAAACTAAATACCGTCCGTTAGTATTTAATTTGAACCCCGGATTCAATAATGCAAGTGAGGGGGATGCCCTTCGAATTCGATTTAGACAGGAAGATGCTAATGCACCAGTCACAATCGCTGGTTTTAGCGTTATCTATTCTGAAAAGTCATTGGATAAATAATTATGGCAACATGTACAGTATCAGGGGTATTAAAAGACGTGTCCGACACCGCAATTCAAAGCGCCACGATTGCGGCTAGAGTTGTAACACCCTACTTTAGTACTACAATTCAAATAGCACCAAAAGAAATTACAACAACCACTGCCTCTAATGGTTCGTGGAGCCTGGTTTTAATTCAAGGCGCATCGGCTATTGTGACAATTAAATACCCCCCTAATGCCACTGATAGCGCTAGAATATATACATATGCAATTACCGTGCCAGCAGCTTCAACCGCCAATTTTAGTGACCTAGCGACGGAGTCTTAAGGAGAATACTATGCCTCTTTTGAGCATACCAAATACGTTTGTGCCTTTTACGAAGATTTTGTCTTCGGATATGAATGCTAATTTTACCGCGATTAGTACTTTGTTAAATACTACGGGACTGGACGATACGAATATTCAAGCGGCCGGGATTTCTCCTACAACTAAGCTTAAGACGACTGGCGCATCGGCAGGTCAGGTATTGGGTTACAACGGGTCGGCAATAGCGTGGTTAGCATCTAGCCTTGGAAATTTATATGACTTTATTTTAGGCAGTTCGGGCGACGTTTCAAGCGGTATTGCCACCAACTCCACATTCGCCAGCATTACCCAAGCGGATGGGAAGCGTATTTTTATTTTACCGACCTATTCTACAACCGAAAACTGGTCTATAACTAAACAATTAACGGTGTCAGGTACTGGATATCAATCGAGAATTAATGGGACCGTCACATTTAGTTCAGCGGCTGATCAAAGTTTGTTGACTAATTGCCGCGTAAGTGATACAGTTACCCTACAGGCAGGTGCCGATATGGTGGTTGTAGCGCCTATTTGGTTAGATAGTGGTAAATCTTTTGCAATCGATTCAACAGTAACAGGCGAATACGTCCTGGGAATTCAAGCCTCTTAAAGGAGATATTATGGCAAATAAACCAATCGGGACTATCGGTAATGTTCCTACAGTCACCATGGGTGGCAGAGTTTTTACAGATCTAGATAACTTAATATACTTAAGCGGAGCCGTTCCAACGGGGGCGCGCTGTACTTTACGAAAAAACAATGGATCTGCCGGTTACCAGGTTACTACTGGTAAAACGATGACAATTTACGCAGCCGTAGGATTCCCATCAACCACTTCTTACGGAAATTTTACCTTGTTTTATGCCGATAATGATGTTGGACAAAGCTCTTCAACCGCATTAACAAACGGCGTATACCTAAACGGCGATTCGGCGTCACGCATTATATTTTACCAAGCAAACAACGCATCTACATGGGGGATTGGAAGCCCGTGTAATTTTGCCGTTCCAGCCCAAAAGTATTCCGGGGCTGAGAACTCAAACGGCGGATTTATTCAAGCTTTAGCTTATGAAGCATAAATCGCGACTAGAACGTTGGATTGTATTTAATGACGTTTTAGTGGGTTATTTATTCGATTCTAAAGAACACCCACCAGGCACAAGAGTAATGACCGAAGCAATTAGATACATTGACCCCTTAAACAGCGTTGCAGAAAGTCGCTCCGAAGTTTACAAACTAGGGGAGCCCGGAACAGTAGAAGAGCATAACCAACCACTACTCGGACAATGAAACTATACGCGGATTACATTAAAGAAAGGGAAGGAAAAGAGCTATTAGAGCTCGAGCAGGGGTTTGCTACGTATAAAATACGTCCTCCTGAGTGTTATATTGTCGATATATACGTTAAACCTGAGTATAGAAAAACTGGGGTAGCGGCTACAATGGCAGATTTTATATGCGCGATCGCAAAAGATCGCGGATGCACAACATTATTAGGAAGCGTTAATACAGCAGCTCATGGGGCCACAAGTTCAATGAGGGTGTTATTAGCGTATGGTATGGTTCTGAGAGCCGCAAAAGAAAGTATGATTTATTTAAGTAAGGAGATTAACTAATATGGGTGCTGGATTATTAGCTGGGTCGGCTTTTGGTATAGCCAATGCCGGTGGTATTAGTGACGAACTAGGTTTAAGTGGAAAACAGGGTGAGTATTTTCAACCAGATTTTTCAAATAAAGCACTGGAAATTCTTCAAAACCGGAATCAAATATATTCTAATGCAAATAGTCAACCACTATCTGATGCCATAAGATTAATGCAAGAAAAAGGCGGGGATATTGAAGGAACCTTAAAAGAAAAAGGAATGGGCGGAGAAGCCCAGGATGCCCTACGTGATGCTCTAGCAACTGGATCAACTACAGGTTCTTTATTTGCTTCTAGAGAGCTAATGAACAACCCAATATTAGGGGCCCTCTTTGGCAAGAGTGGTCAATTAAGTTCAACCATCGATGACGTAAACCGACTACAGTCCCAGGGATTTAAATTACAACCAGAAGATATGGAAGCTTACGGACAAACTTCTGGAGATATAGCGAGATTATTTGGACAGCAAGAACAAGGCGTAGCCCAAGATTTGGCGTCTCGTGGATTGGCTGCTGCTCCTAGCGGTGCTGCTGGAGCACTTTATAGTGGGTTGGCCGGAAATAAAAACGAGCAGTTGGCTAGAGCTCAAATGGATATCGCCCAACGTCGTATGCAAGATACGCTTAAAAGACTAGATTCTGCTAGGGCCTATGCTGCTCAATTAGGTGGGCTCGGTGCCGGAGCTTTACAGCAACAATACGAACGGCAGCTAGCCGGGGCTAGAGAAAAGCGAGGGGGCCTAGAAACTACCGCTGAATTACAGAACAGCATGAATGCAGCAAGAGCGGGAGCGGAGCAATCATCCGTAGCCGACAAAAGGGCTGCTAAAGCTCCTTCTCTAGGAGAGGCTTTTGGAGCCGGATTACTGTCATCTGCAGGACAAATCGGGGCCTCACCCGGTACCGGAGCGACTGCTTTTTCAAAATCTTTTGGTAGCTCACTAGGTTCAATGGGTGCTGGGTCTATGATGGGCGGTGGCGGGGCCGCGGGCGGTAGTAGTGGCGGCGGAAGCGGAAACGAGCCAGTGTATTATAATAATAGGAGAGTTTCATAAATGCCTTCATTACAAGATCTTCAAAGAGAAGCAATTTTATCCGGAATACACGGAGCCCAGATGGGACAGGGTAGCGATGTTGTAGCGGATAGAATGAAACAGGATCGAGATTCTCAAATTAAACAACTGCTGCTTGGTAAACAAATTGAGCAAGCAAAATCTCTTCATGAAGCCAATCCAGAAGCTAATGTGAATGTTGAGGGTGTAAGCATTGGCGGTCGAGATCCGTTAAGGGATCTCTTAAGACGCCGAGAATTATCTCAACCTATGTTAACTCCCGGTCAAGAAGCCGCAGATAAGGCTTTTGGTAAGGATTATGCGGATTATGTGGCTGGCGGTGGGCGACAAGGCGTAGAAAAGAATTTAGCTCAACTAGAACATGCTAAGCAGGGCTTACAACATCCAGGTATGCTCGACCGCGCAGCATCCTATATTCCAATTCAAAAAATTAGAGAAGTAATTACTCCCGATGCTGTAGCAAGGGAAGAATCGGTTAAAAACGCGATTCAATCAACTCTTAGACAAACACTAGGCTCTCAATTCACAGAGAAAGAGGGTCAGGCTCTTATGGATCGTGCTTATAATCCCCGCCTTGCTCCCGAAGAAAATATGCGGCGTTTAGATTTAATTATCGGAGAATTAAAAGGACGAGCCGCTCAAAAAGAGCGTTCCGCGCAACTGTTTGAGAAGACAGGATCCTTAAAAGGACTAAGCGGAGCTGAAGCGCCTAAATCCCAATCTAACCCACAATTAGACGCTATTCAACGACGTATTCAAGAGCTAGAAGCAAAACGAGGTCGATAATATGCCTCTCTCTCAGCAAGAGGAATCAGAATTACAGGCCCTTAAAGGACAGTTGCAACAGCTTTCCCCTTATCGTGGGGAAGTTAGGTCTGAACCACAACAGTTATCGGTTAATAACCCATATGCCAACCCAAGAGCTGAGGCTCCCTTAGAAGAAGTGGCCTATGACCCTATCGATTTGATCGGAGGAATCCCAGCAGCAAAATTAGGGGCATCGGTAGGTAAGGCGGCGGCCGGTGGGGTTAAAGAGCTCGGGAAAAAAGGTATCTCGTCACTTTCTCAACTGCTCGGTCGTGGATTAAGTGGGGCTCCGGCCGAAGAAGTCGCGGCATTTAAAAACGCACCTCAAGAAATAAACCGTTTAAAAGAAATGTATACGTCCCATCCCGGTAAATTGAGTGAAGAACTGGCCGGCGATATAGCTAAGGGTGTCCGAACATTAGGTGAAAAAGGGAAGTATCAAAGCAATGCCTTAAAAGCAGAGTTAGTCGGTAGAGATCCTATTAAAATCAATCCAAAGGATTTTAAAGGAACATCCGTTGAGGGCGACCTTTCCTCTTGGATTCGAGAAAACGGTCAGGAAGTAACCGGTGATATAGACCTAATAAACCGTAATTCTGCGTTGGCCTCGGCACCGACTGAAATCGAAGTGCCTCCCGCTAAACTATATGAGTGGAAAAAACAACTAGGCAAATCTGCAGAATTTAGACCCCCGCAAGGTGTTGTGGTGCCTTTAGAACACGTAGCAAAAAATCAAGCGGACGCAGCCGCATCCGGAAGACTTAAATCCGTTTTAGAATCTATGCCCGAAGTTGGGGATTTTGTTAAACAACAAAACAGGGAAATGGCGGAGAGAGCTAGATTTGGTAAAGCTGCAACTAAAATGCAACAAACCCCAGAAAAGATTTTAAATCCCAATCTTAAAACCAGAGCTATTGTGGAGTATGTCGGACGTGAAGGGGAAACACCATTAATCGAAAAAGCATTAAATTTACGAACCTCCCAAGGCAAATTAATGGCTCCTATATCAGCAGTCAATCCGATTAAATCTAGTGGGGCATTAGCGGGTAGAACAGCAATTAAGGTAGGAAACACTTTAGAGGGCCTTTTAGGGAGAGTTCCGGCCGAGAAAGCGGGTCAGATTGGGGGAGCGGTAGCCGGTCAGCAGTTAAACAGGGGAGTAGGTCAAGCAATACGTGATCAAGCCCCACAGCAGCAATCCGGCCTCTCTCCGGACGAAGAAAGTGAATTAGAGCAACTTAAGTCCCAGCTTAAATCATTACAATAATTATATTTTGGAATATTATGCAGGATGACATAAAAGAAATTAAACAGGATGTTAAAGAATTAGTAAAGCAAGGGGCTGTGCATAATCAGCTGCTCTTAGAGCACGAAAGACGCTCTATTGCTCTAGAGACGGCCCAAAAAGAGCTAGAAGCAAAAATTGAGCCAATACAAAAACACGTTAATTTGGTGAGCATTTTGTTAAAGGGTCTGGGGGCCATTTCCATTGGCGCCGTTATTCAAATTATTATTCGCAGACTTCTCTAAATAACTCCTAGCTACGACCATTTCCCTCAAATCCATCGCCGCGTCAGCTACACCGTGGTAATCCTCTTCACGGAACTTCACAAGTAAATACTCGCGCATTAATCGGATATCCTCAATCATCAGTTCTAGTGGTGTCATTTTACTTTATTCACCAAAACGATACCGCCAACTAATCCAACAGCCATGTATAAAAAGGGATTATTATACCAGGCGTTCTTACTTCCCTCAACCTCAGTTAGTTGATTACGAAGCATCTCGTTATACTCGACACTTTTACGTAGGGTGGCGTCTTGTTGATCAATCACCTTATTCTTAGATTCTAAGGCCCGGTCGGCCGCTTTAATTACGTCGTCGCAACTAGGATCCGCTGCTATTGCCGTCTGAAGATTTGCGCAAATAAGCGTCGCGCACAGACTTGTAATCATTTTCTGCTTGATTCGCTTCATTTTTACTTTCCTCCACTTTTGTTAATTCATTGGCCAATTGCTTTTCTGCTTCAGACCTATCCCGCTCTGCTTTTAAACGCTGATTGGCTCTAATCAAATAAAAAATAACTCCTAAACCCAGTGTAATCGGAGCTACAATAAACGCAAGTATTTTTTTTATTTTATCGATCATAGTCTTCCTACCCATTTTCCTTTCTTATTTAAGAGCATTGGAACAAATACAGGAATGCCTTTATTTACAATCCCGGCTCCTAAAATTGGTTTATTCTTCATGTTCTTGCCATAAGCAAAGGCATATTTTTTACGGTCGATAAGACAACCGACGTTAAAACCAAATATTAAAAACTTTGGATTAGCGTTATAAGTTATCCCAGCAAACGAGTGTAGATGCCCTATGACTGTAGATTGCATATTGCCTAAAGCGGCTTTTAGCGCCCCAAGAGCCCCGGATTGGCCTTCGCCGTGCTCGTATTTAACTCCGTCAATTTCCCAATAATCGGCCCAGCGCCATCCAGAAGGAGCCTGCAGAAATTCATGGTAATCCCGCAAGAATGCTGCGGGAATTCCGTGTTTAAAGGCTCTCCTAAAGGGTCTAGCCGTATGGTTTGACGTACAAGCCATAACTTCGGGAAAAATCGAATAAAGCTTCTTCATATCCGCTAAGGCGGCCCGTAGCTCGTCACCCGGAGACATTCCATCAGGATCGTGGTCCCAATCCCCTAGAGCGTGAAAATCGGCTTCGTCTCCAATATGGACAACCTTAGTGGGTTTGTATTTACGTTTTACAGCAGAAAGAAAATCAAAGCTGTCCTCGTGGGCAAATGGGTATTGTGTGTCTGGGATTACTAGTACGGTTTCTTTAGGATTTGCCATATTTCTCCTTAAGTCTTTTTTTAATCGCGGTTTCAGCCCGTTCAACTGCTTTTCTATACTTATAGTTTAAGTGATCTACTAAGTTTTTTTGATGTTCTCCGTAATAAAATCGCCTGATCAACAGATCACGATCTAAACTCGATAATTGAAAAGAATCTACCAACTCGACAAAATCATTATACTCCTCTTCCACATTGACTGGAATCGGACCTGGAAGCGCCTCTATGTTTTTAACATACTTCCTAGGAGGGTATTTAGTATTTCTTTCGGGAGTAGAAAGCATCTTCTCTAAATGATCACAAGTTCCCTTTTTAAGGGTACAACCCGCTGGGCATTCTTGCTTCAAGAAGGAAGCTCTCCACTCTTTGTCTGAGTATTTCTTTACCGTATTTTTGTAATATTTCATTTGCATCTTCGTTACTAGGCATAAGTTTAATGGACACATTTTTAATCATCGGCAACAACGCGGCCTTCAGCTCTATTCCTGCTATACTACCAGGACCATCATTATCAAGCAATAACATAACATCTGAATAAACGCAATAAAATGGGTAGTTATTTATTTTAGTGAAATCTCCAGTAGCTCCTGGACTAACTACACATGCTTTTACTCCAGATTCTGCTATGCTAATGGCATTTAACTGACCTTCGACCACAATTAAGGAGGCAGGAGCGGGCAAGTGTTTGGCGACGAACAGGGGCTTGGAATGGCCGGCTGGGGAATGGTATCTAGCTTTAGAATCTGACCAATTACGGCGAATATAATACTTCCCGCCAGGCCAAAGTATATAATAACCAACATCATCATAAGGGAGCGAAAGACCCCGGATAGATTTTGTTGGTAGCCCTTGTATATACGCGACGGTTTCTTGTATAGGTTCGACATAACGATCCCTTTCTTCAAAATGGCCCTCTTCTCCTAATTCCGATAGAGGTACTCGTTTTTGGCATCCAAAACAATGACCGTGGGTTTCATAAATAGCCATGCTAGGGGTATCATCATTATGCCATCGGCATTTAATCATTTTTGGCATTCTTCTTTAGTTCCCTTCGTTTGGTATTTTCCTTTTTGGTTTTAATTTTATGGCATGGATTACATAGAATCTGTAATCCCTCTCGCGAACAGAACAAACGATTAATTAGCCCGTCCCAAGTGTCCCAGCCACTTACAGGAACAATTGGAATTATATGATCTATTCTAATTTCTTTGCGAGTAAATAACCTCAGGCATTTTTTACATTTGTACTGATTTCGACCGACTCGGGCAATTTTGAGTGCTTCCGTGCGTTCGGGGTGCATATAACTCAAGCGCCTCAACCGCCCCTTAAGCCACTGTTTGAAATCAAACGCCCTCTGATTTGCCATCATCTTCTTCCTTCGGGGGAGCTAAAAGAACCCAAGCATTCACATGCGGACCGTCTTTAGTTACCCGTCGCCCTCTAACGGCTAAACCGCGTCTCTCCATCCAAATAAGATCCTTTTTGGAAATACCTAAAATCTCGAATTCTTTTAGTGTGTGTCCTGGGTGATTTTGTACTTGATCTATAGCAGCGACCAAAGAAGGGCATGCCGACAATGCATCTTGAATTCGTTCAAGAATTGAGCTCATGTTTTACTCCAATTTCAGTTTTTTGCAGTGATATGCAAGATAGGTTTGCTCTTAGAAAATTAATGTTTCTTCGTGTATCTAGGTTATACAAAAACGCGTAATTGAGGTTTGCATCTGTGAAATTGGCTTGCGTGGCCCCGGCATTCTGTAAATTAGCGTTTGAAAGGTTGGCTAATATGAACTTAGCATAATCTAAATTTGCACTATCTAAATTTGCGCATGTAAGGTCGCAGTCAGAAAAATCGCAGTAACGTAGGTTGGTGTTCTTTAAATTTACCCCATTTAAATTAGCACTAACAAAACTAACGCCCTCTAAATCCAAATTGGATAGGTCTAAACACTTTAAATTAGCCTCTTCAAAAGAGGCCTTAATTCCTTCTGGTTTTTTTGCTAAAAAAAGAAGATGAAGTTTGGCAGCTTCGTTTACAGACTCTTGTGTTCGAGGTAACAGCTCTCTACTCATCGATTCTTCCAATTCTGATGCGCTAGGGGGCACCAATGCCCGTGTGTTGTTCCAGCCGTAGCAGCTCCGCATTCACAGCGACCCGAATTATAGTGGGAAATAATATCCGGCTCAGATATGTTATATGTGTCAAACATTCCCCAATCAGACAATTCAACATTTATAGTATATCTTGGTACTGCGCCTTTTACGTGCATCCGTGTTACAATTATACCGGAAAATAGATGGCCTGTTTCAGGGTCCCTAAACGATACCTCTTGGCCTATATGGTATCTATACCACTCACTCATAGGCCCCTCGATAACTCATAACGACCGGTGATGAAATCCATAACTACCTTCTTACCAGTCATACCAAAGAACCTGTCTTTGTGTATAGTAAATTCTGTAGTAAGAGTCTCAAAATCGGGTTTAATCTCTATACAAATAAAGCCGTGATTAAAAAAGGTCTTGTCATTTTGAATTCTAGACGCCATTGTCGGAGCGTGAGTACTGGGGTTAAGTTGCGCGAATACTACCACAGGTACGCCGTGCTTTCGTCCGTAGTCTTTTAAATACATCCCTAATTTTTTAGATACTTGAAAAGATTCCATTGAATCGTCTTTACGGCTTCCGGTAATGGTTTGTAAATAATCCACTAAAACTAGGTTAACGCCGTCATAGGCGGCTGTTTCAAGAATTGCTTCAACATCCTCAATATAGGAGGGGTCCCACATATCCTCTTCCACAATTACTTCTATACTAGGAATAATACTTTCGACGGTGCGTTCTATTGCTCGCATTGCATCATTAGGTAGCTGCCCTGTATAAAAGGCTTGATAACTCTCTTTTAAAAGAATGCAAGCTACGCGTTCATAAACCGCATCAGTGGCTTCTTCAGTTGATATAACCAGAGCTTTTTTACCTGGGCATTCCCGGATAAAGCCAGCTAACATATTAGCGCATGTAGTGGATTTAGCCCTACCGCTTTCTCCCCCCACTACAATTAGACCTTGGCACAAGAAAAAATGGGGTAAAAAGTCCTTGCAAATAAATGGGATACGGTTTGCAAGAATCTTATTACGAAGGGCGCGGCTTTCGCGGTAGCTTTCTAATCGTTGGTCTTTTGTTTTTGCTCGATATACTCTACTGCCCATGCGAATTTCACTCTGTCTAACGGCTTCTTCAGGTGCAACCTCACCTGAACGGATGGCATCGGTAATAGCTGTTGTATCCATTTTGACATAACTTTGTGATGGTAAGGAGTAAGACGACCTCGGTAGTGTCCCATGTTGTATGCGACGATTGCTTTGTTCCATGACCCGTACCTCTTCTGTTGCCATGATAAATACCTCGCTGCAGCCTGAATATTATTGTTCGGATCTAGCATATCCGTTACGTTATCCGCCATTCCAAATTGGCGGAAAACAACCTGTTTAACCTGACACACTCCATAACTAGGGGAACCGCCATCGTGTTTAGCCACTACTTCGACATCATGCTTACTTTCGACATAACAAAGACTATGCAGAAGTCCCTCAGGGATTCCCATCGTCACAGACCAGAACTGAAATGCTATCTCAAGCGTCATAGCTAATTGCATCTTGTTTAGAATACACCAAGTCGGTGAAATTGTCACTCTCTGGGTTACCTTTTTCTATGGCCTTGCGTATAACGTCATCTTCAAGCTTTTTAATTGATTTTTCAGATAATCCCTGTTGGCGCGCTAATTGCACGTAAGCCTTGCGCCAAAACACCGAAGACCACATCCAAATATTAAGAGCAATCGGGTATTTCTTTTTCATATTTTTTCCAAATCTTTTGGAAACTCAATAGTTTCATTTAAATGGGTTATTAAAAAGTTGGCCCGTTGTTTTGCTAGTTTTTCATCGTTAGTTCCAAGCATTATTAGTAGCCCTAGGCCGTCATCACCACAGGTTATACCTGTATTAAGCATATAATGCCCGTATTCTTTAATATCAGATTCTATTTGTTTAGATTTTTTAGTCATTTCTTATCCTTTCTATATCCTGCACTACGTGGTCTTACAGAGGCACTGTTGCTTCCATTAATGTGGTAGCCCCCTGGAATAGTAAGCGTTCTTTCAGTCCGTTTAGAGCCGCATTCTGGACATTTAGTGGGCTTATTTGCATCTCCTATTTTTCGGATTTCTGGGTATTCGTGCTTACATTTTAAACATCTATAGGTGTAAATAGGCATAATTAATCCTTAAAAAATTGTAATAACTTTATCAGATCTAAAAATGTTTAATCTAATCCCAATTGCATCTTCGACTGGAAATTTATTCATAAATGAGTGATGCCGGTCAAATAAATGCGAACTTTCGTGGGAGTAATAAACATCAAATAATTCAGTTGCATGCGCCCCAAGCTCTAGATCATAAATAACCCCTCGATATTGAGCATCTGTAGTTAATCCATTAACTGATTGGTTTAAATACCCCGCTAAAAGAATATTCAAATTCATCGAGAGCTTTACAGACTCTTTAACTGATTCTGGATATAAAAGAGCGTTCCTATTTTTATCGTTAAGCCACCCGTAATTTTTATAATCTAGTGTTAATGAATCTAGTTGCATTAGATGCCAGGAATCGGCCCACGCCACATTGCTAAAAAATAAGATAATAGCCATTAGTCTTCCCATTTATCGCTCCCTTCGCTTACTTCCACGCTTAGTGGAACCGTTAACTTTATCTCTCTGCCTAAGCTTACCATTATCTCTTGTAGGCGTCTACGATAATAATCCACTTTATCCGACCGCACTTCGATTAGAACCTCATCGTGAACGGTCCATAGTCCGCGACCGTCTTTTTTCTCTCGTAGTTCTTCAGATATGATGTAATACGACTTACTTGTTAAATCGGCCCCAGTGCCTTGTATAAGCGCGTTATAAGATTGTCTATAGGCACTATCCCAAGGAGGCCTTTTTGTTTTCTTTTCAAAGCGGCGTTTGCGGCCAAACGGCGACACAATTGCTTGTCCGGCGTCTACTTTTGCATTACATTCGCCAATTAGCTTCTTCTGACCGTTATATGTATCCCAATATTTCGTATAAAGCTCTTCAGCATTTTTAATAGATGTACTAAGTATTTTAGAGATTTTAAAGGCTGAGCAGCCATATTGAGCGGCAAAATTCAAAGTTTTAGCTTTTTGACGCGGTATCTCCAAAGATTGGGCCGTAATATCGTGCTGACTCTTACCGTTAAGTACTATATCTAATAGGTTCTTATCCTGTGAAAAATGGGCAGCTAAACAGATCTCTAATTGAGAATAATCGGCGCTAATTAGTTTATAACCAGGGGAAGCAAGAAACATGCCGCGTAGCCCTCCCTCGGCTGGCATATTCCCAAGATTAGGGTTTGAGTGGCTTATACGTCCGGTTGTAGTGCCGGCCACATTAAAACCCGGGTATACTCTACTGTCCACTTGGCGTTCTAGGATGCCCTCGACATAGGTTCCATAAATTTTTTGGATTTCCCGGTATTCTCTGATTAGAGGTAAAACCTCGTGACGATCCTCAAGTTTTTGGAGCGCCGCATCGTCGGTTGTGACGGATTTGGTTTTATCATTTCGCTGTAAGGGGAGTTTAAGAATATCATATAAGAGCGTAGATAGTTGTTTTGAGCTGTCGAATGAAAAAACGGGTCGTCGTACGTTGGATTTTCCTTTTTCCGTTTTACGTTTAGAAAGCTCAGCCATCCAAAGATCCATTTCAATAGTTTCAACTTCAGTCTCCACTAAATTTCGCATATCGGTCTGTAATCGGTTTATTCTTGTTTTAAGCGCTATCCCTTTTTCTTGTAGATACTGAAGATCGACCGCGATCCCTTCAATTTCGGTTTGAAGAAGAGAAGTAGCAAGCCTATGTACGTGTTGTATAAGCGAAGGAGGAATACCGTCAATTTGGAGAGCCTCCTGTAACGCATGGTAGAGACGATAAGTGTACATAACGTCCTTGCCACCATAGTCCCGCTTTTCGTCAATAGGCGCTTCATCGTACGTTTTATATTTGGCCCAAAATTTTTCTTTATAATCATCTTTAAAATACCTCTTAATCAGGAAGTCTAAATCGTGTTGTAAATTTTCATCTAATAGGTGGTGTAATAGCAGAGTATCGCGCCAATTTGAATTAACCAAATTAATGCCTCTATGATACAAGAAATGTAGATCGAATTTCCCGTTATGAAACAGCAGTCTCCGACCCTTAGCAATATTTGCTATTTCTGCTAAATTTGCAAGGGGTAGCGTTTCGTATGTATCCCCATCGTACGATAAAAAACAATCAAGAATAGAATCCTTCCGTGGATCTAATCCTGTGGTTTCAAGGTCAATTGCTACATATGGCTCAAATACCAAACTATATCCTTTTGTATCCGATTGTATCCAATTAGCGTACGATCGTATGCTATTATGATACAACAATGCCCCGAATAACGCATCGGGGCCACCGCGACAAGATTGGCTCGGTAAAACTTGTGTCCTTCAAGGCCAGCCAGCCCCACCACTTGCGGTAGGTGGCACCCAGTACGGATCCGCAGCCTGGGGTAGTCCGTACTTAATCTGGCTGGGGAGGCAGGAGTCGAACCTGCGCTGGGCGCATTAACAGTGCGCTGCCTTACCAGCTTGGCTACTCCCCACTTTTATAGCCCCTTTGATTGCTCTTGATCTTCTGATGGCGGCATAATAACGAGTCTGTACGATGGGGCTCGTTCATTGCCGCTATCTTCAAGAGGTTGAAGGAATAGCCTTCCGCCAAATTTTACATTAGACATGATCTTAAGAACATCTTCAGTGATGTAGGCAGAGTGTCCTGTTCCTGATTTTGTGGGCCAAAATCCCGTAGAGGGGAAAAAGTTTTTTGCAGATTTGATTTCTTCATTGCTTGCTTTTTTAGGGCTCATTTTAACATTCCTTTCAATGTGTTTAATACGGTCAGGGCCTGTTCATCAGTCAGTTCTTCCTTGCGGGAAACTCCATAATTGGATAGTAATGCCTTAAGCTGCTCGTCGGTTGCAAGTTTTCGTTCCAAGATGACCTTGGAATGGGAGCTAATGGAGGTGTTGATTGTTGAGCGTGCTGTTTTTTCTTTAGCCCCTGCATTACCATTCTCTTTTTTCTCATATGCCACGGGTGGCTGGGCGACGGCTTGTGTGCTTTCATCATCGACATTTTCTTGCTCCTTACTATAAAGGGCGAGTCCCATACTCATCCCGAGATTTTTAGCGCAGCGTTTAAGTGCGTCTGTTACGGCCTCTTTAACAGCCAATTCGTGAGCTTTACCAGGAGATCGCGGGTCCGTTCCATCTCCGTATCCAACATCCGTAAACTCTGTCTGTACTCCACCAGGAAGTGTACATACAAGCCTAACTTTACCGATATATGATGTGGAGAATTTCCCATTCTGCTCACCTTCAAATACTTTAATAACATCTGAAGTATAAGCCCAATTCCCAATCCCAATTACTTTATTAAGTCGGTCAATGACATAATGACCTTCGAGGTAGCTTAACTTCCTACCTCCTCCACCCTCTCTTGTAGAGATTACGTCTCTAGGGATTTTAGAATCTAACTCTTGAACGATATTTTCATAAGTTCTAGTCATTTTTTATCTCCATGGCATTTATTCCAAAACGGGCACTTACTTTTTCCAATAATACAGCTATTCCAATTTTCTGGATAACTGTCTTGCTTGTTAACCATACTAACATATTCCGTAAGTTGATCAAGTGCTTTTTTACGTCGATCGTGAGAAAGGGTTAAAATAAGGGGCTTTTGAATAGTCCCGCTTCCTTTGACTAAAGGGAAATAAACTAATTGAGTAGATTGAAAGCCGTTTGCTTCGGCTAAATATGAATACAAATACAGCTGTAGTGCCACATCCGTTTTTTCTTTGTCATAGGCCCAAGCAGTCGTTTTAAAATCAACTATAGACGGTATACCTCGATATAGCCCAGCAAAATCTACGGTGCCCTCTAATGCAATATTACCGTAATTTGCGTATAGTCTCTTTTCCATAAAGACTGGCTCAAAATCTTTTGCATGAGCCCTTTTAAACTTAGAGATAAAATTGAGGCCTAGATCTTTTAGGTCTGCCCATAGATATCGACTGTATTCTAGCGGCTTCGTTTTTTCTACTTCCCAATAAAGCTCAAACACCTCATCCCCGTTCTCACCTAAAAGAACAGCATTAAGAGCTAAATGGATAGCTGATCCGAAAGCTAGGTCCCCTGAAGCCTGTGGTGGCGATAGTTTATCGATGTAAAGATATTTGTACTTACGCAAACATTGAAGGGCTGTTGAGTAGGATGAATAAGACCAACTAGTCATACGCCATCCTTTATTTTTTGAAGTAGAAGTACAGCTGCATAAAACGTATTCTCCGCATCGTCACCCGCCGTATGTTTAGTGCCTTTAAACTGCCCGCCTAATCTAGATAAAGATTTTGAAAGGCCGCTTCGAAACGGGCGATTGTGTGCCAATGCCCATAGCAAGTAAACCGTCTTAATGTCTATCCATCTATCACCAAAAGGCCAATCTTCTGGGCGCTCTAGCTGAGTTCGAAGGAGGTGAGAGTCTCCGCCGCCCCATGTCCATAGATTACGATGACATTGCTCAGACAACGCATTTTTAACCAATTCTCGATATGCGTCTATTAAAGGAATACCAGATTCTATGTCCATATCGGATATTCCAGTTAAAGTAGTAATGAAGGGGTCTATTGTTTCGTTCTTAATTTTTTTACAATCGCTTATACATTTTTGGTACTTCCAAACAACTTTACCTGAATGTAAATCTCCTATCACAGCTCCGACTTGTATAATACTTTGACTAGGCTGATTCATCTCTAAATCTAAAAACATGGCTTTCATACAGTTGAACACCTAAGCATAATAGTATGGCTCCATCTCGCTAGCATTCTTCCTATGATAGCATCCGTTTCACCTAATTCAAGCTGTAAGCCCTTCTCTTGTGTTAAAATACCGTGTAACACTTGTAATCCTGTGTATAATAGCTGTGAATACTGCGCGTCGGCTCCTCGAATCTCCTGTACCACAAAACCCGCTTCTTTCAAGTATTTTGCATGCACTTCTAAATTATATTGCCTTATATGTTCAAATAAATGCGGTTTTGTGTGATCAAACAATAGTTGTCTAAAACTCAAAACGTGATGATCTATCCAATCAAAATTAGGTGTACTAACAATGTAAGTACCTCCTTTTTTAATCAATCTCCTGGCTTCTTTATGAACTACTCTTAAATCAAAGAGATGCTCCAATACTTCTGAGCAAACGATAGTATCAAAGGTATTAGCAGAAAAGGGAAAAGGGGGTTTCATTAAATCATGCTCAACGGCCTTAGCTTTAACTTGTGATGTATTAATATCGATACCGGTATAATCAATATCCTCTCGTACTAAAGTAGACAAGTAGCCATCCCCGCACCCTATATCTAAAAGGACCCCTTTCAAATTCGTATGGTTATGAACCCACTCTTTTAAAGTGACAAGACGGCCTGTCATTCCTGTAGTAGACATTTTATAAGCGGTTTCACCGTGTGTTTTATAAAACTCTTTATAGTATTTAGTAAAATCGTCCATTCACACAATGTACTACAGTTTTTATTCTAAAACTAATGAAATATATTATTTTAGGCTATTGCAATATAGTTAAAAATATGATAACTATTACTGTATAGGATGGCGCGGTACTGTACAGAACGGGACCACTCTATATAAAGCGGCTCCAAACCGTATATACTGATTCCATCCAGTTTGAGTATTTTTTTATCCACTCAAGGATTATGAGTGGGGTTTTTTTAGTCTCATGTATTCACGTAGCTATTATCCTTGCGCAAAATCCTCTACAATAACAAATAATTATACCTATAATATCAAATAATGCATAAATTATCGAATATTGCATAATTTTCGATAGAAAAGTGATTAAAGTGTGCTATAATATAGTGGGACGTTATATTTAAAAGAGAGGTAACATTGAAGGATTCAATAATAGGTTTAGCGGCAAAAGCAACATTTATATTTGCATTAACTACCATAGCAGTATTTTTAATTCATATTTTCGGTTCTGCACCAGAAATTCCCCCATCTCAATCAATTCCACATGAAGTATTTTCGAAATTAGAGCCTAGTGTTCTTAAAATTACGGATTTTGATGAAAGAAGCGGGGGAACTGGGTTTTTAGTTAAAAATGAAAATGGTCATACATTTCTCGTAACTAATGCGCATGTTTGTAAAGAACCTGGGATGCAAATGAGGATTTCCAGGGATGGCGATAAAATTAGCTATGTATCAAAAGCTCTTGAAATAGACCGTTTACATGATTTGTGTATTATGGAAGCGGTTCCAGGCGAAGACCTTGAAATAGCTGAAGAGGAAGCCGGTCAATATACAACGGCGTATACGTTAGGTCACCCACTTTTATTCCCTAATACTCCAACCCAAGGTTTGGTCTTAACTGAAGAAGACATGGAAATTGCAGGTCATCCTAATTCCAGGGGTGATTGTGCGGAAGATGAGCGCAAGGTAGAGGACTTATTTGCAGTATATTGTTTAAGAGTAATGCATTTACGACGTACGACTATTCCAACATATCCCGGATCAAGCGGCAGTCCGGTTGTAAATAGTTCAGGGAAGCTAATAGGCGTAATAAACAGCGGTGGGCCTATGAATCACGGAAATTATATTCCGCTTAGGTTTTTAGCCACATTTTTAATAGGTAAGTAATGTTAGAAGGGTTGCTTTGTTGGTTTGCTGCTGCTATTATAATGATGGTGGTCGTAGTGTCCCCAACTGATAGGAGCGAAGATGATTAGAGCAACCTTTTGTTTTATAATTGGGCTAGTATTAGGTATGAGTTTAGCCTTACATTTAGTTGAGAGACGCATTGATGGCATTACTCAAGCAGCTAGTGAGTTAGTTGAGATTTCATTTAACTATGGCTGTGTATCTGGTGGTACAATACTTAGAGACCTTATTGGCTTGGAAGGCGAAGGTATGGACCTCTTTGTGTCTGAGTGTAAAGCGAGAGGCCAAGGCGACATCGATAAAATTAAGAATTACATGAAAAGACCATGAGTCAAAAGAATCCTGTAATCATCGAAGAAATAATCACCCGTAAGGTAGCCACACTTATGCTAGCTAATCCTACAATTACCATACAGGATTTAGCTAAGCGTCTTGAGATTAGTAAAGATCTAGTTAAACGTATTCAAGCGAGCGATCGATTCCGTGAGTTACTTAAAGTAACTGGTGAAGACGCTATGTCACGCGCTGTCTCAAAAACGAGACAGGAAATGGCGGAGCTCGCACAAGAAGCTGTTAGAGTTATTAAGTTTCAGCTTCAAGAGAATAATCTAGAAGCAGCTAAAATTGTCCTTAAAACAATGGGATTAGAGCAACAAGAGAAAACGGTCAGTGACACACAATTAACGGTTATTATACCTGGTCAGACAGAGCCGAAGGATATTGAAGCAGAGTTTAAGAAAGAGGAAGTCTAATGGACGTTTATCACGGTTTAGTGGCCGCGTTTGATGTCGATGAGACGTTGGTGATTTGGCGAGGAGATACTTATTCTCTTAATGAGGCCGTGGCAGAACAACTTAGACGTCACCATAATAGAGGCCATACAGTTGTAGTTTGGAGTGCGGGTGGGGCTGTTTGGGCCACTCAAGTAGTCAGGCAGTATAATTTAGAGAAATACGTTCACCTGATTATTGCAAAACCAACTTGGATGTGGGATGATCTTCCACCATCGCGAATCGTCGCACACGAGAATTGGTGCTGGAGAGGAGGAAAAGGTGATTCTTTTTAAAACAGATAGACAGAAAAGTGATTTTGAGCAGCTTAAGTCCAAAAATCCACGAATTGTGCGCCTAGCAACGGCATTAAGTGAGTTTTGTGAGTTAGAGTTAAAGAAAGATATTACAGTAACCGATGTGTTTAGAACACAAGAAGAGTTTGAAGCGCTATATTCTCAAACACCGCCAGAAAAGAGGCCGCCCACATCTCCGCATATGCGTTGGGAGGCCTTAGATTTAAGGTCTTCTGTATTTACTGACAGGGAGATCGAAAGAATGCTCGCCTTTTTAAATTGTTTTTCTTATCAAGGTGGTCAACGAAAAGTGGCCCTATACCATACTATCGCGGGTAATGTTGCCCATTTTCATATTCAATATGCCTAAGAAACAAAAACCAGCAGAAGAGCGCGAAATTACCTTTTACGTAAATATGAGCAATGACGGATCTGAATGGTCAATTCAACTCACTGCCCAGGATGGCGAAGAGTTGACACCACAAGATGTGTTGGACGCTGTTACTGACCTTCTTTTTTCGATTGAGACTGATTCTTCAGATAATCCGGAGCCGACTTCATTAGATAGTTAAGAATGTCTGGAGCACTCAACACTTCATATAGACTTGTTTGTAGTCTAGCCGCAAATTTAGGATCCATCGCAATGTCTGTTTTGAGATATTCTACAATATCAAACGCCAGCACATGAATTCTCTTATCTTCTTTCATACTTCCTCCAATTCATAATCATAATACTTATCGGCCAACTCCATTAAATACATTAATCTGTCTCTGCTAATTCTTTTTCCAATCAACGAATCTAAATAAGAGGGGGGCACCAAGGGTGATGGTCCAAATGCGGTCCGTTCTCTGTAAGATTTTAGGACATATATAGGTGGCCAATAATCTCCAATATGGATACGTATAAATAACCTAATGGATTCTTTAATCCTATTAACAATGTAAAGAAATCTTAATTTTATACTAACTCTCAGTGTGATGGTCTGGGTTGGAACAATAAAACGCCGCTCTTTAACGCTATACAAGGGCATTTGATCAAGGAAATAATTATTAGGGTAAATGTTAAACACAATCACCCCATCATCTGTCTAAGAATAACGCCGAAGCGGATTGCTAATATACAAATAAGCGGCCATAGCAAAAAGATCAATTGTTTCAGCGAGATACGATTTCGTGGAGTACGGTCCATAAATGTCCGCCTTTTATTAAGTTGGTTTTTTAGCTTTATATCGATCATCTAATTCAGGATGATCATTAATGTAGTCGAGAAGCATAACAACGCAACAACCCAAATGGGCAATATGACTAAGCCCAGTTTCAGGATCGAGATCTTCTCCCGAATTGAAAGCACCAAGATGGCGATAAGCTGCGCCGATAATACGAGTCCAAGCAATTCCGTTTTTGTAGTTATAGCGACCATACTTCTCTGCTCCTTTTCCAAACACTTTAGCTATTTCTACTAAAGCTTGGTTAGATAATAGTTCCATAGGTGGCTTGCCATTATCAAATTTCTTTCCTTCTTGTTTAATAGGTACTGAATTGCAGGTTGGTACGTAATCAATAGGCCCGTCACCAGGGATAGCATCAGCTATCCTATTAAGATCGTCATACTCATCAAGGCATTTTTTACACAATTCCTCTAATGCTCTGGCGTCTTGGCATTTATTGTGGCCCATTTACCCCTCCTCTGGTCTTATTAACATTATCGATAAATATTATAGCTCGCCTAATGTCTGCTAAACGCTTTTCAAGCATCGCTACTATCTCAAGTTGCGCAGCTCCAGATTGTGGTACGTCTCTTATAAAGACGGCGCTTTGACTAAAATTAGTTAAATCTGATCTTAATCTGGCTTTGTAAAAAGCCGTCATTGGGCTGTCACTCATTTAAGTACCTCATACCAACGCTTAATTACATTCGATGTACGAAACTCTTCTTTGGCCCTTACTTTGGGTCTAAATCCTTTATACCACGACATAACCCGATCGACAACTAGTTTTACATTTCTTGTATCGATCATCTCGTTGGGATGGTATAGCACTTCTGGGTTAGCACCTAGTCTTGACGTAAGAACCGGCGTGCCAACTGCGTTAGCTTCTGCAGAAACAAGGCCAAAAGTTTCGGGAAAGACATGATTAAGGTGGAGACAGCACAAAGAACCCCTAACATAATCAAGGACCCTGGAATGAGGAAGAGCACCAAGAACAGTGACATGGCCATGTAGCGAAGGGGGCGGCTCCATCGTCGGGAGATAGCCCGGATTCGATGTGAATAGCGTAAGCTCGGGTGCGAAAGATACCAAGCGCTCAAAGACTTCAAACGTCCATCCAAGTCCTTTATGTGGCGACGAAAAAAAGACAATACGGTTTTTATCATATTCTTCTCCATTCGGTTTTAGATTATCATCAATCGGATTATAAATCTTCTCTATTTTAAATTGGCCGTTCCATCCAGCCGCTTTATACATTTCTACTGTCTGTACTTTATGCCATTGAGACACACATATTACAGTCGCATCACTTTTTTGCACCAATTCCCATTTTGCCGCTTCTCTTGGAATAAGAATGTCATGTGTCCAAAGAAATAGCTTGGCTCTTGGATAAATTGTTCGAAGCAAGGGTAAATGATCCGTACTACGCATGCATACAACAACATCCACTTGTGGGGGTAGATCGTGTGTTGATGAAAACGTGGGTTGGTGTAGATGTACCTTATGATCTTGCTTGCTAATAGCCTGCGCGATGCGTAAAAGTGTAGCTTCACTTCCCCCTAATGGCTCCATATCTAAAGAATCATATGTATATGGTTTATATGTAGTAGGATCGTAAAATAAAATTCTCATACAGCACCACTAATAGGTGTTGGAAATAAAGTACCATGCGCAGTAAACAGCTGCTCTAAAGACAGCCTCTGCAAACACACATCTAGCTCTCGTTCTGCAATTTGAGAAGCAAAGTTAGTGGGAAGCGCGCTGTTGCTGCTCCACCCTAGCTCTTCAAATGCTTGTGCCAAGGTTTTTGTAGGAACATCTTCTACTAATCGATATCCGCCATAGCTACCTGTTTTACCTCTTATGTAACCACTTTCTGTCAGCATATTTAACACTGCAACCGATGGGTAGCGTTCTGACATTGTCATCTCAATGAGTTCTTCACTAGTAACTGTTCGTTCTGGATGTAGGTATAAATATTGCATAAAGTTAAGAGACATTCTGATATAAGGTGGTAAAAATGGTCTATACATTAAAAATCCCTTTCATTTTCTTTTTTAAATAAAGGGCCCAATCAAATCGATTTGTTCTATTGGCTTTAGGCAAATCAGTAGGATGTTCGTTTTCTAAAAATCCGATGGCTTGCTCAAATCCCCTTAACTTTCCCTTATCGAGGCCCGCAAAATACCCTGCTTTAAAGGATGCGCGATCGATACCAGGAAATTCGATGTCGTCAAAATCTGCTCGCATATCTTCAAAATCTAGTTTGCTTCTTATAGACATATTAGTATACTCCCTGCAATGTTGCCTTGACAGTGATTGAATGGCCATGTGAAATGTCAACCAATAAACTAACCACTTCTCCTGCTCTCAAAGCAATGTCATCAAATTGTGTGTAGCCTGAAGCGCAAGACTGAAATTCAAACAAGCCACTCAATACGCTGTTACTATAATAACAATCTACAGATCCAAATGTAAGTCTTACTGTATCTCCAGTAACACTATGAATAGGAGAAGCAATCTCATGCGGAATGGTTATCTTAAGCTGCTGATCCACAGTAAATACAGATGGTGTTATATTATCTGCAATAAGTGTAACGGTAATAGCGCCAGTTTTTTTAACAACTGTGACTGAACCTGGATCTCCTTTTTCAACAGATTGGCCGCATGCAACACAAAACAATAACAAACTTAACAATGCTTTATTCATAATTCACCTCATCTGTATATGCTTGTTCTTCTTTAGCAATAATAGAGTCAATCAATGATATTAAACCAACGGCGGTTAGATTACCAGACGCATATTCAAATATAGCCTCATACACCTTCTGATTTTCTTGCACTTTATATGGAATAATAGAGCCTAATTCTGCTTTCGTTAAATATTTATTCATATTAAGCCACTTTTCTTTCTAATAGTTCCAAAATAAGCATATTTAAACACGTCTGAAGATTGCCTAACCGCTCGCTCGTGTCTTTGCAGCGTCTCCACCATTCTTGTGCTTCCATATCTTTATCTTCGGTGATTTCGCGCAACTCAGCGCTCACTTCACGCATGCTTTCTAACACTAAGGCCATTCTGCCTTCTAATGTATCTAGTTCGAAATTCTTCATATTTCCTCCTAGTGAGCAAGCTTTGTAATACTAGTTAAATTTATCATATATCCCATGCTTTTCCAATATCGCATTCCTTCAAAACTAATTGGCACTCCGTAATAGATCGTTACTTGTCCGTGTTTATTAAGATAAGTTAATAATCTAAAATTCATACAATCTCCTTTAAAAGGAGAGAGCGTCCTTGCTCTCAAGCCCATTGGGGGTAAATGGGCATCATCCCATGATGAAGACTAAACAAGCTAAACCGATAAAGAATACTGGATAAATCAAAGCTAAAGCTAAACACAACCCAATAAACCCAAACACTAAAACAAATTGAATAAGATCAACTTTGCCAGGACTTAATTTAAAAGCCTCTCGGCGCATCTCCTCTTTTTCCATTCGCTTTGTATAAGCCATTAACTTATCTAAGCTCATTTCTCGTTTCGGCGCAGAAGGAGCGGCCAACATCTTTTCAATCCAAGCTTCGTGTGAATCTGTTCTATCGATCTTCATATAATCCCTTTCTTTCCTTCGCCGCTAATTGGACTATTGAGGAAACGGCTAGCGGCTAACCCAACCTGTTATGATAATAAGTATTGCATAACATGTGCCAACACAAATCGAATATAACAGCTATTAAATCGCATTATTTGTGTGAAGACATTAAACGTCACTCACACCGTGAATTTATTAGGATTACTAAATGTAAAACTTATTTACATGGTGACGATTAAGGGCAGAAGGCTTTGGCGCTAAAGAGATGAGACGTTATTGTTTTTACTAGTGATGCTAATAATCATGATAATGTGGAGTAGAGGTGTGGATTAAAATTGCACTTGGCACGAATATTGCACCTCCCCATCTCGCATATAACGCTCCCCACCTACCGTCCCCTTATAATACTCGCATCCATAAAAAGATATAGGGCATCATACATTATTAATACCTCTTAACAGTCTTAACACTGTACGGAGTAGCACCGTATGGTATAGCACCATCCAGGACTAGGTAGTATGGTGCCCCTACGGGGGGGGGATAGGGGG